TCGATGACGTCTTTGATATCCTGCTGGTAATAGCTGACCGGCTCACCTGTCAGCGGGTCGCGGTAGATGAAGACTTTCTCCTTCTTCTCTTCTACCTCGTAATACTCAGCGACGTAGACGACATCATTCGATACCCACGGAAACAGCCATGTGTCGTTCGGATTCTGGAAAGATGGCAGGGTGTCAGGATCAATACCGTAATCCTCTGCGAACTCTTTCCAGCCATTGCGTGACAAAGCGTTAATCACCGTGCAGTGCTTAGCGTCGCTCTTATCCATCTGCTTGCTGTTGGCGTCCCATATGACGTGTGAGCAGGCTTCATGGATTGGCAGGCGTCGGATTACCTGATTGTTGCTTGTTGGATCGTTGTCTTCGTACTGCGTGACCAGACGCCATGCACCAACGCCGGACTCTATCTGCTCACGAACGCCAACGTTAACGGCAATCTTTGCCGTGTTATGGCGCATATCAGTACGGTACATCCCCATCAGCACATCGGCAGCATCAGGATTAGCTCCGTCTTTTGGTCTGAATAGAACGTCGATAGGGTTCCTGCGCATCTCTGCGACCAGTTTCCTGACCACCGGGCGAACAACATCGAATTGTCCGCGATATTGCAGGGTGGTGTAGTTTGATAGCCAGTCATCCCATTGCGACACTCGGCTAAAATACAGGTCATTTGTCGCCTCGGTTCTGGCTTCATCGCTCGCCATCCAGTCTGCGTCAAACTTACACAGAATGGAATTGAGTCTGTTTTCGTCGGCCATTTAAGTTCTCCGTGCGATGGGCCTGATTGGGGCTGGTATCTTTTTCTCTTTTGGTTTTTTGATGTCGCGCATCATTTTTGCGAAGCGGCGCATCATGTATGCATAACGAACGGCTGAGAGAACGTCGTCGTTAAGCTTGACGATTTTCCCGTTTTCATCACGGTGATAGAGGCGGAACTCCTCAAAGAATGGCTCACAGGTGTTGAATACTTTGAAGCGACCATCAAGCATCATGTCGCGCAATTCAGTGATGCCTGGCTCAACAGCGTTACCGCCATCAGGCCATGTCGCATGCTCTTGCAACATCATAAATCCAGCGTCTGCATACTGCCCTTTGAGCTGCTCACCGCCGCCCTTCTCGTGCTGGTTTCCGTCATGAGGCCATGCTGTTGGCACTTTATGCGCCCATGATTTAACGGCTCCCCACGCCTGAACGGCTGTTTTTTCTTTCGCCTTCCACACGCGTGAAACGTAGATTGTGTCTGCGTCTTTATCCCACCAAAGCTGAACCTGCGCCTGCGGGTGATCCCATCCGAAATCCATCCCGCCAATTACGTAGAAGTGATCAGGACACTCGAACGGCTGACACTTAATCGTCTCTTCCGGTATCTGAAAGATTCGACCGCTACCCATCGTAGGAATACCGCGAGCACGCGCCTCTCTCTCATGCTCGGGATAGGATGCAATGATTTGCTCTTTCTGCTCGTCGGTGTAGTGCTCAGCGTCATAGATGGTCATGTTGACCACTTTCTGCGACTTGCTGGGATTCTTCAGGAACTTGGTAACAACGTCAGACATTCCCATCAGCGGGGTAAACGTCAGAATTGAGAATTGCCCGTATTTGTTGGTACGGGTAAGCCCTTCGCCATAAATGCTGTATGGTGGCTCTTCGTCAAACCACACGCCGTGGATTGTGTCACCCTGCCAGCGAGCGCGGCCTTGCGAGTATGGTTTGAAGTAGCAGATTGAAATGCCATCTTCAACGCCATCAGCCGTGTGATGCTTAACCAGAAGATGATCAACAAGGTTCGGAAAGAAAGGAGACTTCTTCCAGCTAATGATGTCTTCTTTCGGTATGGAACCGTAGCCAGGCTCATCATTCTCTTCGATACGACCGCACAGGATGCGTTGAGTCGTTTTGGTTACAGTCTCGTTTGTCTCGCCACCAATCCAGAAGACAACGGGCTCATAGAAACGCTTACCTTTCCACTCACCGCCATATTTACCATCAGCAGGATAGCCTTTTGTGCCCGGATAACGCCCTGTAAGGTGAAACGCGACTTCGGCAGCACCGGTAAATGACTTACCAAGCTGGTTACCAGCCATAAAACAGCGCTCTGGATAGTCATGCCCGGCGTCGATGAACTCACGCTGTTTGCTGTATGGCGTAAATTCATATAGCAGGTGTGTGTTCCGGTAGTTCTCTTCTTCTTCGAGTAGCTCGAGCAATTCGATTTGCTCTTCGTCGCTCAGGTTATCAAGAATCGCGTCCAGTTCCACGGTTGAATAGCTCCTTGATACGAGAGCGCCGCTTATCGCGATCTCCCTTATCAGGTGTCACGTCTTCAACTTGCGACTGCTCTTTGAGGCCCAAATCACGGGCGATGATGTTAGCGTTGAGAAGGTCAGCGGCTGCGCCAGAGAATTTCTGGTCGTAGATGACCTGTTCTGCTCGCGTAACGACTTCAGATAAATCTTCTCGCAGGCGATATGTGCGCCATGTTTCAAGCGTCACATCAATGAACAGAGTGAGGCCGGTAATGGTCATCGCTCGCATCTTGGCGATAGGCTCTTGTATCACTTCACCCTGATACGAGAACGCCTTCATCTCCCATAGCGGGTTAGCTTCCACCCACTCGAAGTATTCACAACAAGCAGCCCACAGCGCCTCAGGCGATTCGAATTTAGGATTTCGCCCATGACTACTGCGGGCCACCCAAAATCGGTTGCCCTTTGGTGCTGCCATATTCATCTCACTTAGTTGTTATTTCAGGTTGAGCATCATGCTCCGGTAGTGAACAGGTCTAACGCTTCCTTCGATTTACGCACCGCTTCGATAGTGCGAGATGTGAAGTCTGGATTTGCACCACCATCGTTGTAGTGCAACTTGAACAATTCCAGTTTCAGCTGGTCAGCACCAATGAATGCAAAAGCTTCCTCTGCCGCTGAATTGTTCTTAGATAGCAGTCGGTAAATTTCTAACTTGAATTTCTGTTCTTCAGTCATGGGAATAATCTCTGCCATTGTTGGCTCCGTTTATCCGTTAAAAGGGATATCAGTTAAGTTATCCCGTGTAGGGTATAAGCCATTATCAAAGCCACTCTGTAGGGAATGGCTTTTGTAATAACTACTGTTCGCTTAGCTTCTGCTTCAGCAAGTAACCTTCGAGCATCCAGATTTTGTTTACAGCATTCTGCCGGGCAATCTTCCGACCAATTTCTGCATCAAAATTTTCCGGACTTGCACAGGCACTCTCTCCGGTGACGGTGAAGCCGTTGCGCAGCACCAGGACGCAGAACGTAAGCAGAGAAAGTGATTCGTGCGGCTGGTAGTTTACCTCTCCGCCAGTATGTTTCGCTTTTATGGCTTTGCCAAAGGCACCATCCTCTGCTGTGAAATATGCCTCCTGAGCAATAATGCCTTCGATATGGTCTGGCGTAACGCGCGGTGCCGTTTTGCCTTTCTCAACGATTTCTTTTTCGATTTGCTGGTCGTTCATAATTATGACCCTGTAGAGTGGTTGCTTGATTAGGATGTCTTTCCATCAGTCCGCCACCACAAAGAATCTTTTTTGCCATAAGGCTGGAGGTTCATCTTTCAGTGGCTGCCAGTGTTATTTCCCCACTTTCTGGCTTGGGTTGTTTCGCTGTACTGCCGTTAATTGGTGAGTCCGGGGATTACGGTTTGCCCGTGCTGTTCAAGGCGTTCAATTCTCGCCAGTAGCTGAGGCTTCTTAATTTTTCCCCAGCGATTAAGCAGGCGGCCTGACATGCTGGCAACATCCTTCTCTTTCATGTACTCCAGCATTACGGCATTTCTCTCTTCTTCAAATTGACGATGACCAACCTGAAGCATGGCGTACATCCAGTTGAATGCGTTGATGTAAGCAATTTTGATACGCATTGCTTCTTTTTTGGTGTAGGACATAACCAAAAGCATCAACCCATCCTTGCGGAGACGGTAGAATTTTTGCGGCTTACCATTCTGTAACTCATTGTTTTTATAGCAAAGCTCAAAGTTGAGCTTTGTATCAAACTCAGGAGGGCAAGCTTCTATGGTTCGTTCAATGTCACGAACCACGTTCTTCGGCAGCTTTCCAAATGCTTTTGCCACCATAAAAGAATCTGTAACCGGATCGTTGTTTGCTACAAAAATTAGGTCTCTGAAATCTATATCGTTAACAACGGTTGGGTAGTTCATTGCGTCTTTACCTTTTAGAAAGATGAGCCTGTTCGCACAGAAAAGCCGTCCCCGAGATGGTCGCCACCATATACGGCAATTCTCAGGCTCAGCTTTCTGAAAGACTCGGGATTGTTACGCGCTGCGATGCGCGGTTTACTGCAGATGTAAAAAAGCCCCGCAAATGCGAGGCTAAATCCTGGTATTTGTAATGACTGGCTCTTATCTCAACGCAGCCCCTTACCGCGCGCCAGATGCTCAATATCAAGCATCAGCAATGAGATGTTTAATCTGGATTCACTCCAGAAGTGATCATCACCCTGTCTACAGAGCCAGATGTGAAGGATGATGAGTAAAATTATCGCTATCATCGAAGGCATTGCGTCCTGATGTATTCCTGCAGGTAGTTAACCTGCGCGGTTATCCTGTCGATTCCACTTCTGAGACGGTAATAATTGAGTTCAGCATCTGCTGTAAGTCCTGGGCTTTCTCCATCGCCCATGCTGCTGGCTCCGGTCGTTGACTTTGCACAGGTGGCGGCGACTTGCAGGCGCTTACGCCCAGCAGAAACATCAGCACGGAGACTTTCGATAGTCGCGTTAGCATCAGCAAGCTCCTTTGTGTATCTGGCGTCGAGTTCTGCTACATCACGTTGACGCTTCTGCATGTCAGCGATTGTGGATGTGGCCTTATCGCGCTGCTCTTTGTAGGTCATGGCGTTATCACGGTAATGATTAACAGCCCATGACAGGCTGACGATGATGCAGATAACCAGAGCGGAGATAATCGCGGTGACTCTGCTCATACCTCAATCTCTCTGACCGTTCCGCCAGCTTCTTTGAATTTTGCAATCAGGCTGTCAACCTTATGCTCGAACTGACCATAACCAGCGCCAGGCAGTGAAGCCCAGATATTGCTGCAACGGTCGATAGCCTGACGAATATCACCGCGATCAATCATCGGTAAAGCGCCACGCTCTTTAATCTGTTGCAATGCCACAGCGTCCTGGCTTTTCGGAGAGAAATCTTTCAGGCCAAGCTGCTTACGATAGGCATCCCACCAACGGGAAAGAAGCTGGTAACGGCCTGCAGCTGTTGATTTGAGTTTGGGGTTTAGCGTGACAAGTTTGCGAGGGTGATCTGAGTAATCAGTGAATAGCTCTCCGCCTACAATGACGTCATAACCATGATTTCTGGTTTTCTGACGTCCGTTATCAGTCCCCTCTGACCACGCCAGCATATCGAGGAACGCCTTACGTTGATTATTGATCTCCACCATCTTCTACTCCGGCTTTTTTAGCAGCGAAGCGTTTGATAAGCGAACCAATCGAGTCAGTACCGATGTAGCCGATGAACACGCTCGTTATATAAGCGAGATTGCTACTTAGTCCGGCGAAGTCGAGAAGGTCACGAATGAACCAGGCGATAATGGCGCACATCGTTGCGTCGATTACTGTTTTTGTAAACGCACCGCCATTATATCTGCCGCGAAGGTACGCCATTGCAAACGCAAGGATTGCCCCGATGCCTTGTTCCTTTGCCGCGAGAATGGCGGCTAACAGGTCATGTTTTTCTGGCATCTTCATGTCTTACCCCCAATAAGGGGATTTGCTCTATTTAATTAGGAATAAGGTCGATTACTGATAGAACAAATCCAGGCTACTGTGTTTAGTAATCAGATTTGTTCGTGACCGATATGCACGGGCAAAACGGCAGGAGGTTGTTAGCGCAACCTCCTGTCACCAGCTTTCACGAAGCCAGACATTGAGCTAGTTTTCTTTTATGCAAAGCACACCGCACCGTAGCCACAGCGGATAAGGTGATTATTTTTGTCTGTCTGGTATTTGGTTTGATGTGCTTTCAGAAAGGCCGTGCTTAAAACACAAAAAGCCCCGAGCTATTAACTCAGGGCTTTATTTAACGAGTGCATTTATCCATCGTTGATGTCAAATTTACCCAACTTTATTCAAAAAGTCAATATCATGCTGTTAATATGTTGCCATCCGTGGCAATCATGCAGCTAACGTGTGACCGTATTCAAAATGTTGTCTGCGATTGACTCTTCCTTGTGGCATTGCACCACCAGAGCGTCATACAGCGGCTTAACAGTGCGTGACCAGGTGGGTTGAGTAAGGTTTGGGATTAGCATCGTCACAGCGCGATATGCTGCGCTTGCTGGCATCCTTGAATAGCCGACGCCTTTGCATCTTCCGCACTCTTTCTCAACAACTCTCCCCCACTGCTCTGTTTTGGCTATATCAACCGCACGGCCTGTACCGTGGCAATCTCTGCATCTTGCGCCCGGCGTCGCGGCACTACGGCAATAATCCGCATAAGCGAATGTTGCGAGAACTTGCAGTACCTTTGCCTTAGTATTTCCTTCAAGCTTTGCCACACCACGGTATTTCCCCGATACCTTGTGTGCAAATTGCATCAGATAGTTGATAGCCTTTTGTTTGTCGTTCTGGCTGAGTTCATGCTTACCGCAGAATGCAGCCATTCCGAATCCGGCTTGTGATTGCGCCATCCCCATAGCAGCCATCACATCAGTACCGGAAAGAGAGTCAGAAGCCGTGGCCCGTGGTGAGTCGCTCATCATCGGGCTTTTTGGCGAATGAAATTTAGCTACGCTTTCGAGTCTCATCGTCTTCCCCTCTTGCCCTGTTTGACCATCAGGACGCCGTTAACTATTACATGACGCTCGCCTTTGCTGTCTCGGTTGTACTTGAGCACTGTTCCTCTTGCGCAGGAAAGCATCCTTGCCACTTCAGTCTGATTGCCTCGTGTCTGGATAAGAAGCTCTGGTATCGTTTGAATTGTGGCGTTCATGCGTTCTCCAGTTCGGTGATTTTTATTCCAAGCCTTCCGCCTGGTACTTTCACGCCACGAATTACGCGAATGTCATCGAATTGCTCGTCGTCTTCCGCAAATCCGGCGTGGATAAGGGAGTCGAGTAAACCTTTCAGGATGTTGTCGAGGTCGCGGCGGCGGGAGTCTGGAACGTCTGCGATGACTTTGATGCGGAGTCGTGATTTGGTGAAAATGTCTAACTTAAGTTGGCGGATGATTTGCTGAACGTCTTTTCGGTATTTCTGGCCTTTATCGCTGATGTAGTATTGGCTTCCCCGTCTTCGCCAGTAGGTGTTCACCGACGGCGGGTATGGAAGCACAAACTGATATTCGCTCATGACTTAATCTTCCCCTCCTTCAGCAGTATCGACTGCGTCCTGATCACGCCTTCGAGGTGGTAAAGCCTGGCGTCTTTGTTGTCGAGATTATGGGTGCGTCGGTCGATTTCATCGTGACACGCGCTACAAGCCCATGCGCCGATCAGGTCGTCAGGCTTCATTCCAGTTCCGCAAATTCCAGCCATCCGGTAATGTGCCAGAACTGTGGTTTCAGGATTACCATTGCATACGCCGTAAATACGTACCTGGCATTCTCTGCCGCATGCTTCTTTGCGTAGGTTAGCCATTTACCTTCCCTCGCAATTGAAGAATTGACTGAAGGTCTTTTTTAATAAATATGCGAGTGCGAATTGAGCAGTAGTTTTCCTTCATTCTGGCGTAGTAATAGTCCTTTCGTTGCTTAAGCTTGTTGGCATCCGCTGTCATCCAGTCTTTTACAGCAAACTTAATTAACCAGCGGTGGCAGAGATACCATTTCAGGTAATCACTCATCGTCTTCTTCCTCGTACATTGAGCTATTCGGATCGCTCATCAGTTCTGCGCAGCAGTGCTCACACACGTGAACTTCCAGCACATGCAGCTTCTGACCGCAGTTAGCGCACGTTAAAGCCCGCTCGACGCTTTCTTTCTGGTATTGAATGGATTGGGATGGGCTAAGCATTATTGGATTCTCTGCATCATGAGAAAGACAATCATGGCGGCGCGGAGTGGGTTTTCATCTTGAGTCATATGATATGGGGTACTATCACTGCCAACTTTTCTATGCGCTGCCTTCCATAATCCATTTTCTGGCGCTGGAATAATGCCAATTCTGTTCTCTACGATAATCGGCTCTGCGTCTGATGGGCTTTTACAGTAATCAACCGTTTTTATTGCATAACCAGTTTCGTCATCCCACTCAACACCAACGATTGATGTTCCCAACTTTGCGATTTCGCAATCTTCGGGAGCAAATCCACAGCAAATTGCCACTCGCTTGTTAATTTCAAAATCACTTAACTGTGAATAATCCATTGTCATTTCCTCGCACGATGCCTTAGCCACCGGATATCCCACAGGTGAGCCGTGTAGTTGAAGGTTTTTACGTCAGATTCTTTTGGGATTGGCTTGCGTTTATTTCTGGAGTGTTTCGTTGGAAGGTATTTGCAGTTTTCGCAGATTATGTCGGTGATACTTCGTCGCTGTCGCCTCATGCCGCCCTCCTGACGCCCTGCCCGATCGCCATCAATGCCGCTTTGGATACGGTAGTAAACATCCGTCGAGGACTGATGAACGGTCGCCAAATCAGCAGCATTGAGCCTTTACTGTTTCCCTTCTTCTCCAGCCCTGTCGATGGTTCGATAAAATTAATCCGTCCATCAGTGATGATGCGAACTTCGTCGACACTCTCCAGAGCCTTGCTGAACCATCCGACTGACATATCCTCTGGCACAAGCATCACTACCGTCTGTCGCTGTTGTATGCACTGCTCAGCGGCTTTTTCCACCCACGGCCTGATATTGCTGTACGGTGGGTTATTCCAGATTGCACCGTGGCTTACCCACTCAGAATTGAGCGCGTCGTCGGCCTCAGTCAGCCAGTGAGCGCACAGAGCATTTTTGTCGCTCGCTGCCGAATCCAGCCAGAATCCAAACTCAATATCCAGTGCATCAAAAAGCCAAAGCGGCGTTTGCCAGCAGTCCTTGTCGTGTGCTGGCGTATTTGATTTGATAGTCATGCAGCCCGATCTCCCCATCGCGCTTTCCACTCCAGAGCCAGTCGCGCTTCGTCTGACCACTTAACGCCACGCTCTGTACCGAATGCCTGTATAAGCTCTAATAGCTCCGCAAATTCGCTTACACGCATCCTGCTGGTTGACTGGCCTATTACCACAAAGCCATTCCCGGCAAGGTTAGGAACAACGTCCTGCTGCTTTAATGCTGCGGTAAACACACACTTCCAGCTTTCTGCATCCAGCCAGCGACCATGCCATTCAACCTGACGAGAGACGTCACCAAGGCAAGCCCAAAGCTTCCGATTTTGGTCTAAGCTGCGGTTGCGCTCCTGAATGGTTACTACGATTGGTTTTGTTGGGTCTGGAAGGATTTGCTGTACTGCGTGAATAGCGTTTTGCTGATGTACTGGAGATCGAATTTCAAAGGTTAGTTTTTTCATGACTTCCCTCTCTAACAGATTTCAGGTTATTCCACTCCGTTACCGCACTGCGATAATTCGCGGCCGCCACAGCAGCATGGTTAGCGCAGTAGATTTGGCATCCGTTCTCCATGTCGAATATTGTCGGTGATTTTCCGCATTTACATTTTTTGGCACGCGGTGCGTCTGAACATATTCCGTTAACGGTGTCCATCAGGATCCCCCTCGTTCTTAATCCAATAAAAAAGGGCTACTGTGTAAATAGCCCCTGTTATTAGCTCAGTGATGTAGATGGTCATCAGAATCCTCCTTTCTTCTTGGACTGCGGTTCCTCGCGTTCACGTCGGCGCATTTCAGCAGACTGTTGGTCTGTGTCATAAATAGCGCCATTTGCCTGAATGCAATACACCGTGCCGGTATTGCCATGACGATTGAGACGAAGGATTAGTTCGGTTTCACCAGGTGGAACACTGTCATCAAAAGCACCTTCACGATGGATCCCCACCCAATAATCGCAATCCTGTTCAATTTGCCCTGTATCTCGTGAGTCACTTGGTAATGGGCGTTTATTGGTTCTGCTTTCCAGTGCGCGGTTAAGCTGCGTCAGAAGCACAACAACGCAATCAAGCTCTTTGGCAAGGTTCTTCAGTCCTTTGGTGATCATGCCGTAAGCAAGGTCGTTGCGATCGGCCTTCTCAGCGGTCATTAGTGTCAGGTAATCGACCAGAATCATGCCAACACATCCCTTTTCTCGCTTGATTCGACGGCTTTCGCTAACGATTTGAGCCAGAGATAACCCCGGCGTGTCGTCGATGTAAAGCAGGTCGATTTCACTCAAACGATTAGCTGTTTCGATCGCCCTGTTGAAGTCAACATCGTAATCACCCTGATAGCCGTCATCAGCGTCATTTGTCGCCGGAAGGTAAAAAATATTCGGGTTAACACCAGACTTCTGCCCTACCAGTTTTTCCAGTATCTGATCACCTGGCATTTCAAGGCTGAACATCAGAGCGGGCTTTTTCTCATGCACTGCGCAGTTGATTGCCATCTGGCTGTATAGCGTCGTTTTCCCCATCTTAGGGCGAGCGCCAATGACAAACAGAGAGCCTTTCACCAGACCTTTCGGTGACAGCATCCTGTCCAGCGATGGGATCCCTGTGCTCATTCCTCGTTGTTCGCCTGACGGGTCAAATCGCTTCTCAAGGTCGCTAACCCAGTCTTCCATGACCTCACCAAATGAGCGAAGGCCGCGACGCGATCCGGTTTTTGCATGGTCTGTCAGTTGCGTGAAAATCGCCTGAATAGCTTCGTACTTCTGCGTTGCAGTCATTCCGTTGCGGGAATAGAGCAATTCCGTCGCTTCAGTCATGCGGTTGATGGCGTAGCGTTCCATTGCGGTTTCGCGAACCTGCATTGCATAGGCAACGATGTTTGCGGCGCTTGGCGTGTTCTTTGCGATCTCAGCGATATAAGCAAAACCGCCAACAGACGCCGTTAACGATTTACGCTCCAGTTCATCGAAAAGCGTCAGGCCATCTACTGGCTTTTGCTCCCGGTGCATTCTGGTTATTTCTTCGAAAATGATTTTGTGTGGTCGGCTGTAAAATGAATCAGGCTTCAGCATCGCCAGAACTTTCTGGACGCGCTCACTGCTGTCATCATCCAGAAGCAATCCACCAATCACCGCCTGCTCTGCCTCGATGCTATGGGGCGGCGCATAAAAATTATCTGTCATCGTGTTCACCCTCACGAACTTTCAGGTAGGTATTGTCGTTAAGCAGGAAATCAAATCCCTTTTTGTGCCAGACGGTTCCGCGTTGATGGTTTGGGCGTTCTTCGAACATCCATCGGCAATTTTCGCCTACGTAGCTCAAATAATTTCTCCAGTCCTGCATCGTGAACCCATGCCCGTCAAGCTGGCGGGTTATCACTCCGGCTTTGCGCCAGAACGTTCGGATCTGGTTTTTACGCTTGTCATTCAGTGCGCGGATTCTTGGCGCTTCAGGAAGGATTTCGTGGTAAGCATCGACAACATCCTGACAGCTAACGGAAGGTTTTTTCTTGTCAGACTTTTTGTCTGCTGTGGCACTCTCTAATACGTCAGTATTAGAGATATTATTTATATTATTGTTTATGGACAACCGTTGGACAACCGTTGGACAATCTCCGCTGAGAGCCGCGCCATTACTGGTGTTTGCATTGGACAACCGTTGGACAACCGTTGGACAATTTTTTGCCTGAAAATCGTCATATTTAACGATTGTAAACAGGCTAAATTTCTTCCCCATCGAGCAAATATTAAGCATCCCTTTCGACTCAAAAGTCCGTAATAAGCTCCGAACTTTGTTGTCGGGGATGAATGTTTCTCTGACCAGCGACGGGCGTCCAGTTATCATCTGACCGCGATCAACAGTTATCGGACCGATATCCGTATTGACGACAGTAGATTCGTGATTAGCCTTGAGGATTAAGTGAAGCCAAAGATGTACTGCCTGAGAGTCCTTATAGAGCCTGCTGTCCATAAACTGGCGGTGTATAGAGACATACCCCATACTGGATGCCTCCTGATGTTGTACAGGGTTATGCCTGTAATCAGCTAACTTAACGACGCCCATGTTTCACTCCTGCTTTGGCTAGTCTGTAAACACCAACAAGGCGCTCTGCGAACGCCCTGTTATTTGCTGCGGCTACCACTAATCCCTCAGGTGAATCAGGGTGTCGAATCTCTTCTTTTTCCTGGTATTTCTTACGACGTTTTGTCATAATTACTCCTGTGGATTGATCCAGTCTTTCTACATCAGGCCTCGAAGAATTCGCCGTTCTTCGGGGCTTTTTCTTTTGTCAGCATTCTGGCTACTTTCTTAGCCAGTTCCGCCAACTCCTCGTCTTCAACACCCCATTCAAGAACAGCAAGAAGCATTCCCATTTTTGGGATGAAGCTGTCTTTCCATCGCGAAATTTGCGATTCATTAATCCCTAACGCGTCGGCAACCTTTCGCTGACCACGTACAGCAATTCGATTCAGGATGTTGCTTGTAATTGCATTCGCTTTCTTGCGAGTACTTGTAAGTTGCATATGTAAGTATTTCCTTAACTAATAAGAAGTTATGCGCATCAACTTATGCGCGTTGTATTCCCGCATTTCGGCGGGAATGAGGACCATGACTGTTAAAGAGCGGTGTTACTATTTGTTTTTCTTGTTGCTTGGGAAAGGACGAACTTCCTCTCCAATCACACTGCCATCAGGCTTTACCGTAACCATAATGTTACGACCTGCCAGAATGGCCTTGCTGATAGCGCACTGGATTACACCAAAGTCACTGGCTGCTTTAGCCTGTCCATGGATTTTGGCGTAATCGGCAAGTGTCATTCGAATCATATGCACTCTCCGTTATTAACCATGAACAAAGAATACTACAGGTATTCAAAGCAATCAATACTCAGGGTATTTTTAGTTTAAGTACCTTAGCTATTAGAATTAAGCTATGGAAAATAAAAAATCACTGACGACAGAACAGCTCGAAGACGCTAAGCGGCTTAAGGCTTTGTATGAGTCAAAAAAGAAAGAATTGGGAATAACCCAATACTCAATCGCTGATGAACTGGGTATCACCCAAGGAGCGGTAGGGCATTATCTTAATGGCAGAAACGCGCTAAACGTTGAGGTTGCATCTGGTTTTGCACGACTGTTGCAAGTCTCAATTGCTGATTTTAGCCAGTCAATTGCTGCCAAGGTTGCAGAACAGGCAGAAAGCCTTAAGAGCGATGCCAACGTAAGGTATGCAGGGGAATACAGAGCAGGAAAGAGGTATCCGGTGTTAAGCAGTATCCAGGCTGGCTCGTGGTGTGAAGCATGCGAACCATACACCATTAAAGACATAGATGTTTGGCTTGAGTCTGACGCGCATATTCAAGGTAATGCGTTCTGGCTTAAAGTGGAAGGTGATTCAATGACGGCACCGGTTGGGTTAAGCATTCCAGAGGGAACATTCGTTCTTTTCGATACCGGAAGGGAGGCGATCAACGGCAGCTTGGTCATAGCAAAACTTTCTGACTCTAACGAAGCAACATTCAAGAAGCTGATAATCGACGGCGGAAATAAATACCTCAAGGGACTTAATCCTGCATGGCCTCTCGTGCCAATCAATGGAAACTGCAAGATTATAGGCGTTGCAATTGAGACAAAACTAAGGCTGGTTTGATCACGCAAGGGGCGCTTATGGTTGGAACCGCTATAGCAAGCTTTTTTGGGATGTTGGCAATCTCGACAATTTACGGCTTAGCGCATGCTTTTATTGCGAAATCTCTATCAGAAAAAATAAGCCAGGCTTGGGCGCATAGATCAGCTCGTTTCATGATTCTTGTGATCATAGCAATACAAGGGATATCTGCATTTATCCTCTATGGATCAAGCTTATACCTATTGTATCAAGGCGCGACATTTACGCCTTACACCAGTGATTACGGAACTCTATACGATGGTAGTGAAGACATCACTGTGGCTTGGATCGTCTTTGGTTTATCTATGGCCGTGTCTGTTGTAGCAGACATCATTAAGGTAATTCTCGTCTTAACCTTCGCTGACTAACCTATAATCCCGGCAGCAATAGCTATCGGGATCCACTTCACATATCCCGCATAAAAAGCACTGAACAAGCAGACACCGAAAAAAATAAATATCCTTTGTATTCATTTGTTTATCATTATTTCACCAAAAACAAATACCTTGGGTATTTACACAATAAAATACCTACAGTATTCTTTAGCCATCAGCAGGACGCTGGAAGCCAAACGGAACAGATTGGCAGGCTCTTTAACATTGATGGGATTGTCCCGCCGAAATGCGGGAACTGAGTTTAACCAAACAGGAGGTGCCGTAATGGTGCACTAACGCGGTTAGACCGCAGCCGAAAGGCAATGCAGCAGTAATGATACTGCCCTGAGTCGTCATTGAGCGAGCCTGCTTAGCATCGGGTTAAGGTCAATATATTAAAAGTAGCTCCGGTAAAGCAGCACGAATGCCAGACGCGCACCGGTTATCAGCGGCGATGAAGCGGCAGAGACTCAATGGCATGGGCGCGCTCACTGCGAGAGTGTGAGTCAAAGAGTAGTTGGCTTTGGGGTGACGTGAAGTGCAGCTGCACGACGGCAACCGGAAGATAAGCACCCGGCGCGTCACCGCCAAAGTCAATTCCATAGGCGAAATGCAGCCGCCAAACACAGCCAATGCTGCACATGCAACAGGAGGATTTATGTGAATGCATAACTTCAAAACCGAGGTTAATTAAATCTCTCGATCCGAGCATTGACCTATTAGGTGGCGAGATGCTCTTTCTGCCCCTCAGTTCGAGGGGCCAGAAACCACTTTGCAATCACTATCAATTCCAAAGTTGTTTCATCGGAGGTCAACATGACAGTAGTCATTACATATCTGGCTGACGATAACGCCAGAAATCGCCGCAGAGCACGCAGACAGGCTCAACGTGAACAGGCAATGCAAGAGCAGCGACTGGCGCGAAAAATTGCGCTAAAGCTCTCTGGTTGCGTCAGAGCAGATAAAGCAGCATCACTCGGAAGCCTTCGCTGCAAGAAGGCAGATGAATGCAGTGGAAGTATTTGCCTGCCAAACGTAGCTATTTACGCGGCAGGCTACCGGAAATCAAAACAACTGACGGCGAGGTAAGTGATGAATCAGACATACATTCCATCATGCTTGAGAAATCTGCCAAAGCAGAAAGCAAAGCCCCGCAAGCAAGCCATAAAGGACGCTAAGGCAGAGGTTATTGATCAAGCAATACAATTGCTCAGGGAGGAGTTAAGAAGTGGCAAGCTCGAAGGAATGATGATGCCCTATCAGCGCGGATATCTATCGGCGATTAGTAAGTTGGAAGTATTGAAGAGTGAATTATGAACTATCTGGAATTTCCGGATGGTTCATTGTTTTGGCAGCAAGCATAGAGGTGAATATGGAATTCAAAGGTACTAAAGGTAAGTGGGAAATAATGATGGATGGCGGTGAGATTAAAATCATCCAGGCAGACTCACTTGAAAATGGCGCAGGCTGGCGTTCGTATATTGCAATCTGTGAGGAAGTTCAATGCATTGAAGATGCCAATCTAATAGCGGCAGCACCTGACCTTCTCGAAGCACTTCAGTTATTACTTAAGCAAACCAAAAATAGAACAAAGACAACATATCCAGAATGGTATGGAGCTGTTAATAAAGGTCTTGCAGCAATCAGAAAAGCTCTTGGGGAAGAATGATGAATAAGAAATACATTGTTGAAGTTATAGAGCGAGAAACGAAAGAAGTAATTAAACATTTCGAATTTGATAATTATAGAAAAGCTGACCGCGTAGAAGAAGGATTGTTGCGACAAAGTAATCTCGAAAAATTTGATGTTGTCATGCGATGCGAATAAGCACCTATAGCAGATTTGCGAGTCTGCTATGTGAGCAATGTCGCTCGTAACTAAACAGGAGCCGACTTGTTCTGATTATTGGAAGTCTTCTTTGCCCTCCAGTGTGAGGGCCTTTTTATATGCATACCAATAACGCTTCACTCGAGGCGTTTTCGTTATGCAATCAAACAGAAGGAGCATCCTATGCAACAGTTCGCTATTGCAGGGGCGGCATCGGTTCGCCCTTTCAACCCGATTTTATCGGTACAGCATTCACGAAAAAACATTTTAACCGGAGCAGACTTTAAACAACCAAGAATGAAAAGTTTGCTCGAAAAGCTTTGGGATATTTTGAAACAACAAGGCCGTCCATGAGTTTTACAGATAACTGGTCAGACGAAGAATTCATTCGTCAGATGAAAGAATTAATCGGTAACGAAGGAGATATTCATGTCACTTGCAACCACAGTGAAGGAGAGCAAGTTACAGAGACGCATGTACACGCAGCAGGCGTTAATGTATCGCCAGAAGGGAGATCGTGAAGGTGTTCGCGTATTTTTAAATGCGGCAAAGACTGAAGTATTAAATCAGCGTTATTTACTTGGGCCGTGTCCATTCTGAGAACAATCATATGAGCAAAGAATTTTACGCAAGACTGGCAGCTATTCAGGAGAATCTGAATGCGCCAAAGAATCAGTACAACTCATTCGGTAAATATAAATACAGAAGCTGCGAAGACATTCTTGAAGGCGTTAAGCCGTTACTGAATGGTCTGTTTTTATCAATCAGCGATGAAGTTGTGTTGATTGGTGATCGGTATTACGTGAAAGCCACGGCAACTATTACCGATGGCGAAAACAGTCATACGGCAACCGCTCTTGCACGAGAGGAAGAAAGCAAGAAAGGAATGGATTCTGCACAAGTTACTGGAGCTACAAGCTCTTATGCGCGCAAGTATTGCCTTAATGGTTTGTTCGGCATTGATGATGCGAAAGATGCAGATACAGACGAGCATAAACATCAGCAGAACGCAGCAGTAAAGCAATCAAAACCATCACCTACACCTGAACAGGTTCTAAAAGCATTCACTGACGCAGCATTGCAGAAAAACACCGTGGAAGAGCTTAAACAGGCGTTCGCCAAAGCGTGGAAGATGCTCGAAGGCACACCGGAGCAGCAAAAAGCGCAGGACGTTTACAACATCAGACGAGACGAATTAGAAGGAGCGGCTGCTTAATGGCACATTCGATTACTGTAAGACTAAACAAGCCCGCAAGAGAGTTTCAGGCCGGGGAAAATATCGGATTCAACATCCGTGCTGGCGTTCAGTATTACGATCGCCAGACAAAAAAGAAAGAATGGACAAACTACAGCGCCGTTGTATTTGCCAAGCCGGGAGCGCAAGCGGATTACTACCGTAGTGTTCTTGTTGAAGGTGGCATTGTAGAAATTACCGGAGAAAACATCAGGGTTGATGTTTATCAGGGGCAAAATGGTCAATCAATCACTCTTGAATTACTGAATGCAAAGATTGGATTTGCAACTTCAGGAAACAGCCAACAGCAGCAAAGTAGCAATCATCAAAATCATCCTGAATACGACGATTCAATTCCCTTCTAAAGTAGCAACATAAGGATTCCATTATGCCAGCGCCTCTGTATGGTGCGGACGACGCGCGCCGCTGTTCCGGCAATTCTGTATCGGAGGTGCTGGATAAATTCAGGAAAAACTACAACCGGATAATGTCGCTACCTCAGGAAACGAAAGAGGAAAAGGAATTTCGCCATTGTATATGGCTTGCAGAGAAAGAAGAACGCGAGCGAATTTACCAGACATCAATCCGACCATTCCGCAAAGCCACATATACCCACTTCCCTGAAATTGACCCGCGCCTGCGTAATTACCGCTCACGCTATGGCGCTATCAGTAATGACTGAGGAATTTACCATGAGAGGACTTGCATACAATCCCGGCATTCTTCCGGCAGAAATGATTATTCGCCAACGCATAAAGCCAATGCCATCGAGAGAGGAATTGCTTAAGAGAAATAGTTTCGGCTCTGTTAATGACAACAAATATCTGAATGCAATGTGGCGGAGTGGGAAGAAATGAAACAAATGTCACTAATTGAGATGGATGGTTTTCTGAAAGGTAAATGCATCCCAAGTGATTTAAAGGTTAACGAAACAAACGCTGAATATCTTGTCCGTAAGTTCGGTGAACTTGAATCAAAACTCAACGAGCAGCGTGAGTATTACGAAGGTGTTATCTCGGATGGGAGTAAGCGTATTGCAGAACTGGAAAGCAACGAAGTCCATGAAGACGGAAATCAGTTTCTTGTTGTTCGCCACCCCGGGAAATCTCCGGTAATCAAGCACTGCACTGGTGACCTGGAAGAGTTTCTGCGGAAGTTAATCGAACAAGACCCGTTAGTAACTATCGACATCATTACGCATCGCTATTACGGGATTGGCGGTCAATGGGTTCAGGATGCAGTTGAGTATCTGCATATGATGTCTGAAGCTGGCATTCGCATCAAAGGAGAGTGATATGAGCACTATCACTAAAGAACGTATCGAATTGTTCATTAAATCCCCGCTTGAAAACGGGCTTACCCGTGGCGAACAAATGGAACTGGCACGAATTGCACTGGCATCACTGGAACGCGAACAGATTCGCCACGAGCATGCCAAATGGTCTGACTCCACATTTGGCTGCGTTGGCCCCATTGGTCCACTGAAACACCTCTCAAAAGAGGCACTGGAAGCCGCAGCCGAACCAGACGATCTTAGCGAGTGGGCTGATATGCAGTTTCTGTTGTGGGATGCACAGCGCCGTGCTGGCATCAGCGATGCTGAAATTACCGCTGCTATGGAAGATAAATTGAAGATCAACATGGAGCGCCAGTGGCCTGAACCAAAAGATGGTGAGCCTCGCTTGCACATTAAAGAACCCGGCAACTCTCCGGTAATTCCGGATGGTTTATCCACGGTATGCGCTGAGGCTTATCAGGTTGTAGGAGTTATGGCAGATGCGCTTGGTGTATTCGGTGATGCAGCAGTACAGAAAGTTCTGGATAACCTGTCACAGCAAAAACTTGTTCACAGAGATGTGCTGCCGTTCTCGCTTCCGGTGACTCCGGATGGTTGGATAAGCTGTAGTGAGCGAATGCCTGTAATTGGCGAGCTAAATTGGAGAACTAGTTTTCCTTTACTGGTTACGTGTGAGATCGGCGTTATACCTGCTTATTACGGCTTTGTGAGCGTTAATGGTGATAGGCATTATGGCTTTATGGAGAGTCTTAAATACGGAGACGATAACGGCAACCATCCTCAAACTAATGAATATGGTCTGATTAGCAATGTCACACACTGGATGCCACTACCAGAACGCCGCAGGAGTCGAACAGTGAATAATGCAGAGTTATTTCAGAAAATTTCGGCTCTCGCGACTGAATGCCACGCTATAGCATCTGAGCTTGATGTTGGCGATGAACGAACCGAGATGTTCGAAATATACAGTGTGCTGCGCAATCTCTGTCGGCGTGGCTACGCCACTCAAGTAGGGCGAATGACTAACCCACTACTCTCATTCTGTGATGAGGATGACTCGGATGAGGATGACGAATGATGCATAAATCAGTAGCCGGTGAGTTTCAGAAGGAAGTCGATAATACCACTGATCTATTGGACGATATTTTAAGCATTCTCGCGCTGCTTGAGGCTGGCGATTGGTCAGAACATTGCACTAAAACAGAGCTAGGCGGTCGGCTTGAAAGAGAGATTACACGACTGATTAGCGATGCCCAAAATGATTTGTCACCTGAGCATCTCCCCTGCGATGTAGTTCTTGTGCCAGGGATGAGGATACACGAAGGCGTCAGAACGAAAACATTATTAACCGCATTACAGAGGAGAGCCGAACTAAGCTCGCGGATAAAGTTGATGCCATCCAAAATATTTGATGTCGTCAAATTTACGCCATCGCAACATACTGAGAGAGATAAATGAGCACGGTAGCGAAAGATCTCACAGAAGATATTCTCAATGAAATTATTGCTGGTGCAAATACCTCGCTTGAGCAACTTCTTGCGTTAGCACTGAGAGCCGAACGTCGAGACAGAAATCGTTTTTATGAGCGATTACCAGGGAAGCGACCAGATAGATCGGATGAAGAAGGTTGCGATATAGACTACATGGAGCCTTCAGAGATTTATCAACTTGGTAAAGATGACGGCTGGAACGCTTATCACGATGCTGTGATGAAGTTGGATGAAAAAGTTAAACCTCTTTCTCGACCGGTAGATCACGGTTTCCGAGATAACTGCGAATGCTCTAGTTGCCAGACCACGGCCCGTATTTGTTCCGAATTGACAGATAAGTCCAGCCTAATCTACGAAGTTAATGTAGGCGGTAATACATGGGTCGAATGCACAAGAGCTGCATACGTAAGAGCAAAAGACAAGGGTGAATTAACCAGAGTTGTTACCAATCACCCAAATAATGAGCTTAAAGATCACCAGATTCGAGAACTGGTGAACGAGTTGAGAGATATTGCGGTTCAGTACCACGGAACGCAGCAATTGCGGGAGAAGATTGCCAGAGCAGTGAACAACTCAGTCCGTAAAAAATAAGCAATAGTACGATAAAGAGGCCCCATGCTCTTGATGGGGCCTGTAGCAACTAGCGTTATGGACGCTGGTTTACGTACTCAATGATCGCTTTGATAATCGCGAACATCGGCGGCACGATTTTGAACAGTAAGTTAACCATAACAGGCCTCACTTAGTTTTATCGCGCCTAGCTGCAAATACCTTTGGGCTTGCCTTTGCAGTTGCAATATCTGTAGTCGCCAGATACTTACGGCACGATTTCGAGTTAAGGTAAGGTTTTAGAGTCACCAAAAACCTGGACTTAAATCTTCTTTGAGAACAACGATGTTTAGTAAATGGTCATTATTACCTGGTATGACCACTCAACGTTTCTTGATGAATCCAGTACATTCGGTTAATCTTAATTCAGTCGCCAGATACTTATGGCTCAGGAACAGAGCCGCAAACTCTGTTTCCTTTTAAAAAGCCCAGCCTAGTCAACTGGGCTTTTTAATGTCTATTTTTAACCCAATGAACCTTCAATACCGTAACATCAGTGTCTTGCGAATTAAGATAGTGTGTATAGGTTATGCATGCAAGTACATAACTCTGTGGATAACTCAGGAAGGAAAAAGTAGCTTCCGCGCAATTTAGGCCAGACAAGGCTTTCGCAAAAGTCAACAGAGAGAAAAAATTTGTTAAAAATAACGTTTGTTGGAATTGTATATATTTATGCCTTTCAATAGTTAGCATCTTATTAACATCTTTTTTAAGAGATAGAGTTCAAAAATATATAGCTTCAACATATACTGTATGTGTATACAGTATTAAGAGGCGAGTATTATGGGCTTCCCTTCTCCTGCGGCGGATTATGCTGAGAGCCGTATTTCTCTTGATCAGCAGATAATTAGACATCCTTCAGCGACCTACTTCATGAGGGCAGCTGATAGTCATCATCGTGAGGGAATATTACAGGGTGCATTGCTGGTGGTCGATTCCTCACTTACCCCGGTTGATGGTTCTCTGCTTGTATGCGCTCTGGATGGGGAATATCGCGTAAAAAGATACCGGAAGTATCCACGTCAGCATCTGGAGGATTTAAGAACCGGTAAGAAGGAAGCATTGCCAAAGGATGACGATGGATGCACGGGCAGCAATGCCGTGTTTGGTGTGATCACTCACATTATCAACGACGCAAGAAGTGGCGAGTTTGATGATTGTCCAGTGATGTAGGAGAACTGATTAGGCGGTGCAATGCACCGCCTTTTTATCACACTGCGCGGAATGCGATTTCGCCAGGTATTACTTCACCTTGCCAATACATTTGGGCAGCAGACTTTCGGCGATGCGTTGCACTTGTTGAGCAGATTCCAGAAATCAGAGATTCATTCGACAAGGTTGCAAAGCGCGTTCCGGCATTCAAAGGAATCCTCAACGAATGGGATTCTCTCGTTGCTCTGTTGAAGTCTGAAATGAAGATACACGGAAACAAAGCACCAGAGACTTACAGAAGAATTAGCGAGCTACGCAAGGACTAACCCGCCTCACACTCGATGAGGCCTGTTCATTTCTCAAGATATCCAGACCTACCGCAATAATACCAACTCAATAAATGGAGATTCCAAGTGGAAGAAGAAATCTTCACTCGTGAAGAGGCAGCATCGTATCTGAAGGTAGACAAAGGCACTATCACGCAGTGGATACGAAGTGGACGACTTCAGGCCGCAAAGATAAATCCAGATAAACCTAAAAGCCCATATCGCATTTGCAAGTCAGACTGCATTGCGGCGCTTAAGTCTGTAAGACACAATAGCGCGGTGAATGCGGTTGATGTGCAGGAGGTTAAAGCATGTCAATCAAACTACGCGGTGGCACGTGGCACTGTGATTTCGTCGCGCCAGATGGATCAAGAGTTAGACGCTCTCTTGAAACATCGGACAAAAGGCAAGCGCAAGAACTTCACGATCGTCTGAAAGCAGAAGCGTGGAGAATAAAAAATCTCGGGGAATCGCCGAAAAAGCTATTCAAGGAAGCCTGCATACGGTGGCTGCGTGAGAAATCGGATAAGAAGTCCATTGATGATGACAAGAGCATTATATCGTTCTGGATGTTGCACTTCAGAGAAACCATTCTCTCAGACATAACAACAGAAAAAATAATGGAGGCGGTAGACGGGATGGAAAACCGCCGCCATCGCCTGAACTGGGAAATGAGCCG